GAATGTACCGTTGACGGCCACAACTTTCATCAATTCCTGGTCAATGAACAGATAGGTAATGCCGACGCCGGTTTGGTCATTCGGAGCTGTGATGCCGGTTGCGCTTGCGACGTTTACAACCTTGTCGTTGATTGCAACCGCCCCTGCGAGTGTAGTGACTGTGATTGCCACGAAAATCTCCTTTAAGGTATCATTGCCTCATGGCACTTACACAAGCAGAGCGGTCTAAAAAGTGGAGACAAGACCATCCTGAAAGAGTTGGCCAATGGGCTAAACTCAACCGAGAATATCGAAACGAATATTGTCGAAAATACTTCAAAAGAAACCGCGCACGCCGGACTCTCATTGAAAAGAAATGGAGGAAAAAGAATCCTGAAAAACTGGCTGCCCAGATTCGTCGCTATTCCTCCGCAAATACCGAAAAGATTGCGGCTTACTATATATTCAAGAAAGCGATTAAAGCTGGACTCCTTCATCGTCCCCTCAACTGCCAACAATGCGGAAAGAAATCGAAAGTAGACGGCCATCACCACAATGGTTATGACCGTCCGCTTGATGTTATTTGGTTGTGTCGTCAGTGTCATGTTGATAAACATCCTAAAAGTTAACCTAAGATGCGATCCGGCAGGCTTCTTGGGCATAGAGAGTGGCCCAACCACCGAGTAAGTCCATTCTCAGAGGTGCCCTATCGGTATTTATGTCGTAGGTACGTATCACTCTGATACTTAGCTTCAATTCCTGGTCATCCGCGATTCTATCGCCCATATCCAACCCACCGTAGAGCGGCAAATCGGCTGTGGCGAACGTAAAGGCTTCCTCGCAGAAGGCCAAACCGCGTGGAGAAGTAGTGCTCGCAGCGGCATTGAAGGTCAGGGCTGTGTCATCGGGGATTCCGGTGATGTCGCCAGTAGCGCCAGTGACATTCTTGAACGGCCCGGCTACAACCACGGCAGGTGAAATCGTCATGGTCAGATTGCCCGCACCATCCGAACTGGCTGGCGCAGTTACGACAAACTGTCGTAGCGCACCAGTGGATTGTCCACTCTGAGGATTGACAGCGAAAACACCGGCAATCGTGAAAACATCGCCTTGTACAACACGCGGCGCGGCCGCGGCTGTCCAAGTATCAGTAATCAGGGTTGCGCCAGTTTGCGGTACTGCGGCGTTCGTCAACGGCCCTCCACCAAGCGGCCCGGAGGTAAAGACTGGGATGTTTTGATCCATGTACCAGTCAAACCCCAAGGTGTCTTTAGACATCATGGCCTTGCTATATTGTTCGCTGATTTCCCGTTGTGGATTAAACAATCCGGCCAGAGCAGCAACTATCGTTGCGTTCATTCCTGGGCCGATAACGAGATTTCGGTCAACCATCGGAGCCGCTTCCTCACTTAATCGCTGACCACCGGCAAGGTAAGTTGTCGCTGAAGCGGGGACTACTCCTGGCGTCCCAACCTCGTTGTAAATGTTCTTGAATTGCTGCAATCCATCGAAGTCAATCTGGTTGGCCATCGAACACATGGCCTTGTTGATGAATCGTTTGGAGAAATCATCAATGTTCACTTCAAGGTCGGAAGAGGTAACTGCGAAGGCCCGCTGATATTGCGTGTTCAGCACTACAGGCACCGAAGATTCGGCCAAGTCTTGCAGTTGCAATCCTTGTCCGGTTGTGGCGGCGAATCGAACAGGTAGGCGAACATTGACGACGTTACCGATTTTTGCACCCTTCCTGCCAAACTCACGGTCATATTCGCGGCTGATAAGTTTGGTGAAGGTTAATTCGTTTTCGAGCACGGCCAGAGTTTCTCTGGTTATCATGCCGATTGTAAGTTCTGTGTTGGCCATTGGCCGGTAACTCCTTTCTCGATTTGGAAACTCTTATTGCTTCTCGTTTCCGATTCGAGAGGAGTTCTGGAGCGCGTTGCGCGTTCCCCGGATACATCTACCTATACGACACAGAGCGATGGACTGCGCTCAGAGCAGTTATTTGGCCCGTCCCGCCTTACGTGCTAATTTGTACGCTTGATAATCCATAGAGTCAAGAGCTTTCGTTGACTTCGTCGCGCCCGTTGAAATTGGCTTAATCGGGGCTGGCGCCTTCGATTGCAACTTCGCCGGTTTTTCCTCCGTTTTTTCCTCGGTTCCCTCAAGTTTTTCCTCAGGTTCATCAGCGAGCGCGAGGGAAATCTTTTCTACGGCGCGAATTGCTCCAATCTTGGTCATCTCGCCGATTTCCTCAACTACTTCAGGATGCTGGGCCAAGAAATAAGTCACGTCCGCCCCGTTTTCCATCTCGTAAATCGCCATGATGGAGGTTTCCGGCAATTCGAGCGTCGATTGGTTAACCACTTCATCCCAATCCTCGTACTTGGATTTCGCCTCAATGACCTGCTTGTTGTAACCTTTGTAAATCTCTTTGAGTCTAGCGCCTTCGACTTCCTTGGCCTCATTATCACGCACTTTTCTCAATTCCTGGCGAGCTTCCCACCGGGCCTGCGCCTTCATGTATTGCTCGTAATCCTTGAAATCATCGACTTTCGGTTCAGGATCGCCAACAGGGGCAGATTTTGCTTCTTCTTTCCCATCCGAATGCTTCGCCTTAAGCGCAGCCAATTCCTCTTCGAGTGTAGCCGAATACTTCGTCAGACGGTCAATCCGCTTCTGTGCCGCTGCGCCACTTAACGCTTTCTTGGGCTTTTCCTCGGCAGCCCCAACCTTCTTTTCCGGCTCAACAGGCTTCTCGACGGTGAGCTTGCCTTCTTTGCGAGCGGCCTTGAATTCTTCCATCGGCAAATTGCCAACGGGGACTTCCTCGGTTGTCTTAACTTCCTGCTGAATTTCCTGTTCCGGCATTATTGTTCTCCTGGTCTGCCATTTGCTGTTGCGCCGCCTGTTGCTGGGCCGACATTGCTGCTTCATGGCCTTGGCCAGAGGCTTGCGCCTGCTGGTCTGCCTGTTGGCCTTGTGCGGCCATGCCCTGCTCATGCTGTTGCTGGCCCTCTTGCATTGCTTTTTCGTGCGCCGCGCCATGCAATTCCTTCCAAACATCTTGGAACATCTGAGCGCGTTCGGTTGCGACCTGCGCCTTCGACTCTATTTCGGCCACGGTAATCTGCGCCTCAATCTTCATCTTGTTGAGGTTGAAAGCGTTTTGCTCCTGGATAAGAGCGATGCTGGTCTTGGCGTCGGTTTCAATCTTCTTCGATTCGATGGTCTGATTGGCTTGGTTCAAAGCCTGGACGAGCTGTTGATGCTGTTGAGTTGTCTGTTGGAGTTGCGATTGCAGCTTGGAGATTTGATTCTGTGGGTCGGTATCGTCGTCCTGAAGCTGCGGAGGAAGCATCTTCTTGGCGCGGTCTGCTATCTCCTTCGCCTGCGGGATGTCCATATTCCGAATAATTAGGTCGATGAACATCGGCACCATCTGCGGAGGGATACCCTTCAGGATTTCAAGCTGTGTGGCGACAGCCTGCTGACGCTTCGACTGATAGCTTGGCCCCACAGCTACGGCCACGTCATAACGACCTGTGCCAATATCGTAAATCTTCTTAATCTTATCAGTGAGGAGTTTCTCGGCCTCTTCCTTCTGGTCGGGGCCGTTATGCGTAACGACCTGCTGAACAGCTCCATCGGGCATGATAATTCGAGCTACTCTCGGAGTGTCATAGGTCGCACGAATCCATTCGAGCAAAATACGTCCGCAATGCCTCATTTCGCGGGCCATATTGTCCGAGAAGTTCAGTGTCGCTACATCACCCTGCTGCTGGAGCTTGCCAATGGCAATGCCGGATTCGTCGCCCTTCTTTTGTCCTAGCGAAGGGTCATAGAGGCCAAGAGCGGCTTTGAGGTCAAGCGAAGCCTGCTGAAGCATGGCGTTGATGGCTTGAATCGGAGGCTCAGTCTGTTGACGTTGTGGCGGCGGAGCAGGTTTACCGGCAACATCCACGGTCTTATACTGCAAAACAGTGATATTGCGGACGTTTGATTGCTCCCAGAGCTTTTCAACTCCTTCAAGTTGGCCCATAGCCGCAACCCACGGAGCCTTCGGAGCTAGGGCAATCATCTCCGTCGCGGCTGAGTTCCAATAGTTCGACATCCGCTGAGGGTCTTTGCCGTTGCGAACCAGCCCTGCTACGAACCGCGTCCCATTGATGTCGATGTCGTCACCAAAGGCCGTAAAGATGGGGATTGATGTACCTGGTACTTCCATCGAAGGTTCGAGTTCTTCGTAGGCATTTATTTTGTGCCATGTAATCTTGCGCTTGGGCTTCGATTTCGTTGCATCGCCCATTTCCACCGTGAAGTATTCTGCTACGCGAATGTATTCCTTGGTTAGCCAATCCGCCGACTTGTTGCCGATTGACGTGAATTCATCGGCGCTGGCGAGCTCAGAATCCTTGTAATCGCGTTCGTAAGTCTCTCTAGGAATGTCCGCAACGATAAATGCCCACTCCGCTTTAGAGTGAGGGACACCAGGTTGCCAATAGACCGAGAAAGGGTTGCGAATCGGCTCAATCATCACTTCTTGATCTTCGTTGTCATCGCTAGAATAGTCGGACAAAATGCGCCAACTGCCAAAGCCTATCCGTACTACCGATTCATGTGCTCCGTCGTAGGCAATCTCGGCATCTGAAACCACCTCAATGTGACGAATGATGCCTTGTAGGATTTCCGCCGTATCCGTGTCGGCTCCATCGCCGATAGGATTAACCTGGATGGCAGGGCGTTGCTGGCGATATTCGTTGCAGACAAGGCGGATGGATTGCTGAATCTTGTCCATCGTCAGGCAGGGTCGGCCATCACGTTCTCGCTGGGCGCGAATCGTGTCAGGCCATTGATTGCCAGTCGAAAACTCAAGGTCATCAAGTGATGCGGCTCGTAGCGCGGACTCGGCTTCTACAACAAGAGCAAAGCGTTCTAAGGCTTCTTCGATAAGCGGAGGCGTAGGTGGGGGATTGCTCTTGCGTTTAGGCATTAAGTTATTTTGCCCAGTATGTCAGCTTGTTGCACCAAATGTACGTTCGGGTCGTCCCACCATTGATGCTGCTGGTAATCGTCACCTAAGTCATGCCAGCGCGAATTGAAATATACGAGGTCGCCAGGTTTAACTTCCATCGAGATAAGCTCGCCATCTTCGTCCTTCTTGCCCGGCCCGACAGCGATGACTCGCCCCTTGAGGCTCTTGTCGGCATCAGTCATCACGATAGTTCCGCGCTTCTCCTCGATGCGCTCGATTAGCACTCTATCGGCGAAGGGAATCAGCTTGGACTTTGTGACTCTTATTTGTGATGCCATTTGCGAGCATTCTCCGCGAATACGATTTCCTTCTTGAGTGCGCCACTGGCCCCATGCTTGGCTCGACTGAGAGTCTTGAGAGGAATCATCTTGTGCGCCGATATGCCGAGCTTTTTGTGCAATAAACCGCGATGACTCTTTTTAATTTTGATGGCCATCTCAGTACCCCGACGCTCGGCCCAGCTTCTTCAGCTTGACCATGTGCTGCTTTTGCATACGAACGCCCTTTGCCGTGGTTTTATTGCCACGCATCGCACCGATGGAATTCATGATTTTATATGGGATTTTGCTGTTCGCGCCGTATTGCTTCTTAAGTTTTGCTTCGAGAAATGCTGGCATTGATTTTCTCCTGACGATGCGAAATCTGAGCTATAAAGCTAATTTTCGCATCCTCAAAAAGTTTAAGGATTTCATTCTTGGCATAACTGCTTTCACGACAAGCCTTCAACAGCCCAGTTTGGAAATGGATTTTGTACTGACCTGGACCAATTAAAACAATCTTTATAAGTTCATCTTCCAATGGAACCTCCTTGAGCATCAGTGGATGACATTGGTTCACTTTTTGCCACGTAGATGGCGACAGAAACATAAAGTTCTGTAAAATCGTAATAGATTCTTGTGAATAAAATTCGTTTAGCCCATCCACGATGTCGCTCTTTCTCCTGCGTAATACAATTCCTGCTTCTCAGGCTCAGGCGGTGGCGCTACTTGTACCGCGAAAGTCATTGCCAGCATGTCTCCGCAATCCGGTGACGACAATCCACGTTCCTTCATGTCATCCTTCTGCTCGAGACAAATCTGGCCCTTCGCATTGTACGAATAAAGCGGCCCCACCAAATCATCGCAGAGTTCCGAATCATCCGGTACCGATGCGTTCGGCATCCAGTCTCGCATCATACCCCAAACCTCGGAGCGCCGGTTAAAGTATTTCTTGGTATCGTTGGCCGTTCCTCCGCCATGAAACTCGAAGAGCTTGTCCTTGTAGCCGCGATGCGTCAATTGGTCAATTACTCCGGCACCCAGTCCGTCTCCATCAACGACGATTGCTTGAGGCAATTCTTCCTTGCGCCAGTGAATCAGTCGCTCGGCCACGAATACCGTATCCTTGCCTCTCAACTTCTCTAATACTAACGATTTGCGTCCCTGTCTATAACCGATTACCGTCTGGTCGTCACCAAACCTAGCAACGTCACAGGCGAGAATCTTAGGCAACTGCTCGTAACCGACTTGCTTCGAGTGCCGGGCCTTGTCAACGTGTTCTGGAGCAATGAATTGATCTGAGCCGATAAGCGGAAATTCGCCACGAATCCAGATACGAACGTGGTAGCTATCCTCGCCGTGGTCGGCAACTTGACGCGCCTGTTCCTCGTGGTTTGTGCCTTCAACGTCTCGCGCATCAATCTGGAATGTATGCCAGCGATGCTTGTTGCGCCCGAAACACTCCCTGAACCTTCCTGACGGCCTTGTAGGATTGCCAAACGCTATCCAGAGAATCTCCGTGTTCTCGTCCGTCAGCGTGCCTTCGGTATTGGCCCAGATTGTGTCATGGATGCCTGATGCTTCGTCGAATATGACAACTAGCCGCTTGCCTTGATTGTGAAGACCCGAAAACGCCTCCATGTTTTCCTTGCTCCAAGGAATGAAATCAGTTCTCCATTCACGCTCATGGCCAGGCTCCCTTGAGGTGATGCTGGTTGCCTTTACCTCCCACCAATGCTTATTGAACGAAAGACGTGTCCATTTGGCGACTTCCGGCACCGTCTTGGTGGCAAGCTGTGTACCCGTATTGGCAGTTACGACAATCTTGCAGTCTCCACAGGTGCTCATCGCCCAGTCGATAATCATCGACACCAAGGCTGACTTGCCAATGCCCTTCCCTGACGCTACAGCGACGCAGCAGGGCTGAAACCGCTTGGGAGATTGCAGATGGTCACGAATAAGGCCGAGGATATTTGCCTGCCACTTGCGAGGGCCTTTCGAGCCTGCCAAGTCTTTCTTGTCCCACGGATAGAAGCGTTGCGCGTAGGCAAGCGGATTGTCGCAGGTATCGCCGACTTCAAGGGCTAATTCGGCCTCAAGTTTCGATAGGGGCATTTTTGTTGGTGCGGAGGTGATTTAAGCTCTCAGCTAGCCCTTCGAGGCCCATAACCTTCAAACTGTCTTGGAACATGCCTAGATGGCGCCCTAATAGCTCAAGAGCAGCCTTCTTGTCGGCGAGCTTGAACTTAGTACGAAGAATGAGCCGACGTTCGCCATCTCCTGACCCACCAGTCGTGTCCTCGGTAATCTCCTGAATCGCAGCAGCTTGATCCCGGGTGATGTTCGATAGATTGAGGCCAACAGGCTTACCATTCTCGTCTATCTCCATGAAATCAAGCATATTAGAGAAGCCTAGACGCTGTAGTTCCTCAGATACCTTGTCGGCTGTAAGCTCTAGTTTGGTGGCCCGGCGCATCTGCTGACGCCGCACCAAGCGCTGTACTTGAGTTTTGTTGAGTAGCTGTGACGCTATTTCGCCCGCGGAATGAGGCTTATAACCTGCTGCGATAGCGGCCCTTGTGCCGTTTAGGTCTATGCAGTATTCCCTTGCGAAGATTTCGTAGCGAAGGATGGTCTTTCGAGCCATTTTGTGCCGAAAATACTACATTATGTCTTCGATTGCAATCTATTTGTACGTAACTTTTCTATCCATTCAAATTCCCGCTTCAGGGCTTCTTTTGCCGCGGGCGAATAATAGTCTCTGAAGGCCGATTGGCGAGGTTTGTACCACAGTTGAATGAGTTCATCTAATTTGGCAATCGTAACGGGAATGAATCGTTTCAGCCGAGCCATGAGACGAGTATAAGGCCTCTGTCAAGCCCATTCTGAAATAATTCATTATTTCCTTGACAAGTCCTGAGTACATGCACTATATTCATGCCATGAAGATTGAACAGCAAACTTGTAAGCGGTGCGGACATAGCTGGTTTCCTCGAAAAATCGAGCTTCCAGTGCAATGTCCTAAGTGTAGCAGCCCCTATTGGCGAATAGACCGCGTGAGGAAAACATGCTGATATTCAATTGGGGCGTCTTTTGGGCCGTTTTATATGCACTTGTGGTATTTGGTGCTCTAAAAGGCATATGGTATGCAATCTGGGCTTACATTTTCCGAGACTGAGCGTGAGCGGGTCGCCGCTCGATGGCCAGTACGTGAAGCTGGCCGCGATACTCGACGACGTAGCGCAGTCAGGTCTGGAACAGCAGAGCAATCTACGATTGGAGCGACAATGAACGCAATAGACTGGAACGAATATGACTCAGCCGCCGAATGGTGCGCCAAGCGCGGTCTAAAGGGCGCAATCGGCGACCCACTCCCTAATCTCATGTCTGGTGCAACTGTGGATGAAATCAACGAACATCCTGAAGAATTTCAGGAGCGCGTGCGAATGACTGCCTACGCTCTGGCAATGGAGAAACATGACTCCCGGCCAGCGTAGGTGGAAGGATGTCGAAGTTGGTGATGTTCTCCGAGCACGCAATGGATTGCTGCGCGT